CTTCAACAACCTGACCAGTCCCGTCAGTAACAATGCCGGCCAAGCGCTGACCTACGTCAGACGGCTTGAGACCAAACATGTACCAGCGGAAGTTGGTTTTAATGAACTCAGTGGCGGGGTGGATATATGCGAGAAACCTGAACACGTGTAGACAATCAACCGCAGAAATGTTGCGCGGATCCTTGATCTCGGTGTACGCCTCGTTCTTCTGGAACGACTTGTGATTGTAATCAAGAAGATTGCGCAGGGCATTCTCGTACCGCTGCCGCTGGGAACTCTTAGCTCGCGCTAAAACTTCATGGTCTTCTAATTTACAAAGACTGTGGGGGGCGGCAGCAGAGATTTGGTCAACAAATTCATTGCAATATTTGTCGAACCATTTGGGGGGTTGAAAGTTGGTGCGAGGTTCCTGTAGGTCGACGATGCGTCCAGAGATGCACGCAAGGTCGTTGGATTTGCAGCGTTCGGGGAACACGGCAGTTCCATCCACTAGTTGCGGACCGACGACAGTCCCAGGCTTCCGGGAGGAGTCAGCATCATCTACATCATTATAGATGATTCGGTACGTGGGCGCAACATTGTCACGGAGTGGTTTGGGTGGGCTGATGGGTACGAAACCAGCCAGGCACTTGAAGATGTCAGCAAGGTCATATGCTCGTTCCTCGATCTTAGTGATCGCTTGAACATTAGCAGCACTACAATTTGATCCGAGGGCGACCAAATTGTAAAAGGCAGAAAGTGGAACGGTGTACTGTATTGGGGCCACGTCTCGCGCGATGATTACGGAATCACCGCGAAACAGCATGTTAATGCCATTATACGTTGTGGGAGTCCAACGCTTGAGAGGGCGGATTTCAAAACGTGTCCTACTGATGGCGTAGGCGAGCATGGCGCGTAGGCCCGTGAGGCGCCGACGCGGGAGTAACAGGACAACAACTCGAGCTCCAGACACCTCACGAACCTCGACGTCTACAAACAGCAACTGGGCGTTGTGCCAGATAGACGGAGGTCGGTAGACAGTGAGGTAGTCAATGCTCCAGTCCCATATCTTGTGTGCATACGGGGTGGAGGAGGCGTGCGCTTCTAGTATCGACCCGTCAGAAGCAACGGTCAATACTGGAGAAGTGCGTGCTAGTGTATCTGGAATCATGGTGTACATTAGCACCCCACGGGAATCACAGATGAGATCTGTGAGACGCTCGGGCTCGAGGTAGAAGTCCACGTCGATCATTTTCACAAATCGATCGCCGCTAAGTCTTTCATACTTAGCGTCCATGCGCCAGTCTTTCTCATGGTGGAAAGAACGCGTCCCTGAAACACCACGGTACTGGTCTTTCGGAGACATCGACTCAGAGTAGACGTCGACGTTCTGGGCAGTGGCGAAGGCCATGATGAACTGGTCGGCCCGCGTGCGCGAACCGGCTGACACACCATGCGGGTTGTCAGCATGCACCATGGCTTCAGGCATCGGAAATTTGCGAAATTGCTCTCGTATGTCATCAGCAGCGCAGCTGTCTAATGACATGTAGGGGTCAAGAAATCGCACTGGGAGCCGCAAGATACGCAGGAACCCAACACAGTAGAAAAGGAAGGTAGTCACGAAGGTAGAAGAGAAAGGGATCGCCAAGAAAGCAAGGAGCAACAAGTGGTAAGCATACGCCACAAGCAGCACAATTAAATGGAGGAGTCCCTTGAGTCCGACGCACGCAAAGGTGGACAGGTCGTCGAACAGTTCTTTAATATCATCAACAATAGATGAAGTTGCATCATCGGCAGAGCTCATCGAATGAGTTGCGGATGGGAGGTCACGTAATGTCATTGGCAGCAACGGCGTATTTTTCTTTGGTAAAGAAGCCACGCGCCCGAGGCCC